TATGAGGTCTTTTATCTACAGGAGACATGTATGGAATACTTATCTCTTCAGAAGCCCATGCTATAATATTATTATTCAGGTCACAGTATCTACAGAACTTACGTTCCCAACTACTACGACATATTATATTATTATGATTGCCTTGATACTTTTGAGGGTGCTTTGGTTTGTACCTACTCTTAATACTTTCAGCCATCTCTTATACATAATATATAATCTAAAATATTTATAGATGGCAGGTGTCACGCCAGAAAATTTAACTGTATCTAAGATAAAGTCAAGGTTGCTGAATGTAGCACAGTCTTCTTTATATAGATTAACCCTATCAGTTCCTCAAGCTGTAAGAAATACTGTACCCTTAGATAATATAGACTATGATAATATCAGTTTACTTTGCAGTGAAGCAACACTTCCAGGTTCTAGTTTAACTACCCATGATGTCACTAATGATTATCATGGTGTCACTGAGAAGATGGCTTATAGAAGAATGTATGATGAGACAGTGGGATTAACTTTTTATGTGGATAGGGATTATAAAGTAATACAATTACTTGAAGGCTGGATGGATTATATAACTGGTATTGATAATAAAAGAACATATAAAAATCCTTATGCTAGTTATAGGATGTCTTATCCTACAACATATAAAAGTAATATGTTTCTAACTAAGTTTGAAAAGGATCAATTCAAAAGAGACTTTAGTGAAACTAGAGGAGGTACTAGAACTACATCTAGAACTGTTCTTGATTATACTTTTGTCAGTGCATTTCCTTTATCTTTAACTGCTATTCCAGTATCATATGAGGATAGTCAGGTTTTAAAATGTAGTGTTTCATTTAATTTTGTTAGATATGTTATGGAGAGGAAAAAATCACTTGTTACTGGAGCAGATTTTGCAGGATCTTTTAGTCAAGCAAGAGATCTTATAGTAAATAGACCTCAAAATTAATTTAATAAATAAGACACTGAAAGAATTATTATGCCATTACCTACTATTGTTACGCCAACCTATGAACTTGAGTTGCCATCTACAGGAAAGAAAGTTAAGTATAGACCCTTCCTAGTTAAAGAAGAAAAATTATTAGTTCTGGCATTAGAGACAGAGGATACAAAAGATATCTCAACAGCTATTAAAACTGTATTGAAAAATTGTATTCAGACTAGAGGTGTGAAGGTAGAGAATCTTCCTACCTTTGATATTGAATTTCTATTCCTTAATATTAGAGGCAAGTCTGTTGGTGAGGAGGTTGAAGTTAATCTGATTGCTCCTGATGATGAGGAAACACAAGTACCAGTGACTATTAGTATAGATGATATTAAAATTCAAAAGAGTAAAGAGCATAATAGTAAGGTCAAGTTGGATGATACTTTAATGATGGAGATGAAGTATCCATCACTAGATCAATTCATTAAAAGTAATTTTGATTTTACTGAAGAGGTGAGTATGGATCAATCATTTGATTTGATTGCATCTTGTATTGATAAAATTTATAATGAAGAGGAGGTATGGTCTACTGCTGACTGTACTAAGAAGGAAGTGAAAGATTTCCTAGAGCAGATGAATAGTATGCAGTTCAAGGAGATTGAAAAGTTCTTTGAGACAATGCCTAAGTTATCTCATAGTGTGACCTTCACTAATCCTAAGACTAAGGTTGAAAGCACTGTAGTGTTGGAAGGGTTATCGTCTTTTTTCGCTTAGGGTTGGTACATATGGATCTAGAGAGTTATTATAAAATTAATTTCGCTCTATTACAGTACCATAAATATTCATTAACAGAAGTTGAAAACTTAATCCCTTGGGAGAGAGACATCTACATTGGTATGTTGAAACAACATCTTGAGGATGAAAAACTCAAGCAACAGCAACAATCTAATGCCTAGCAGCAATAACCTAATACAATCTTTAAGAAGTGCTCATGACCCTCATTTTAAATTAGAGGGTAGAGTTGGTGGGCTTGAAAAAGGATTAGGTATACAAGTTGCTCAGTTACATAAGACATTAAGTAAGTCCTTTGCTATGCAGAGGAAAACTTTAGTGCGTGTTCTTGGACTTGAGAAAAGAGTTGCTGAGTTGGAAGCAGCAAAGGCAGCAGTACAAGAAGCAGAAGAAGCGATAGAAGAGGCAGCAGAAGAATTAGGTGTTGAGGATGAGATACCTGAAGGATTGGATGATATCTTAGATGATGTACGTGGAGAGAAAGAAGTAGGTGCAACTGCTACAAAAACAAAACCAAAAACTAAGAAGAAACCAAAGATAAAAGCTAAGAAGAGAAAGATTAAAGGTAAAGATCTTGGTTTTAAATCTAGGGTGATGGGAACAGATGATAAGGGAGGTTATTTAAGTGGAGCAGAAAGAAAGAAACAATTTTTGCAAGGTAAACTTGCCACTAGTGAGAACAAATTTAAATCTGAAGATGTTAGTTCAGCAGATATAGGTGATGATGAGGGTAAAAAGGATAGGATTGTTCAGTTTTTAAATGTAGATGTTAAAGATAAACTGGATGATATTAATGAAAGTGCTACAGAAATAAAAGATGTATTAGTAACTCAAGGAGATCTTGCTGATGATAGAGATGAAGCGTTAAGACAGAGTATTCTTTCTGATAGGAAGAAAGAAAGAGAAAAGAATTTAGAGAAGAAGAAAGGTGTTAAAGAGAAGATGCTTGAGAGCGTCACCAAACCAGTAGGAAACTTTCTTAATAAGTTAATTAAGTTTGTGATGATGACCTTTGTTGGGTCAGTGGTTAATAGATTACTAACTCTTCTTAAAGATCCTGCTCAATTTTTAGATCCAATTAAAAGATTTTTTAATTTTGTTATTGGTTTAGTTAATGCTGTGATGAAAGGATTGTGGTTTATTACTGGTGCTCCAATGAATTTTATTATTGGTGGTATTAATAAAGGGGTGTCTTCATTACTTGATGCTCTTAATAAAGCAACTGCATTACTTAATATACCTGCTATAGATGCACCACAAATTCCTAAAATTCCTGGTCCTCCTGAGTTTCAGTTCATACCTTTATCTAAAACAGCACAAGAAAAGAATGCTGCAGTAGGAATGGCTGAGGGTGGAGTGGTTCCTGCTATGGATGGTATGGATGGTATGAGTGGTGTAGATGGTGCAGATGGATTGGAAGGACTTCCTGGTCTTGGTGGTGGAGGTGGTGGCACTGATGCAATCACTGCTAAGGCAACTACTAAATCTCTTGGAACAAGAACAAAAGATGTTGGTAACTTGTTAGCTCGTCCTTTTAGAAAGAAAAGTGATAGGTTGGAAATAGACCCTAGATCACAGTTTGCTAGTGGAATGCCTGACCTTGGTGGAGGTGGTGGTGGAACAAATGCAATTACAGAGAAATCAAAAAGAAAGAAAAATATTTTCAGTTCTTATACACCAACAGCACAAGATCGTATTCAAGAATTAAATAAAGGAGGTAAGGTTACTGGTTCTGGTACTGGAGATACAGTTCCTGCAATGCTAACTCCAGGTGAGTTTGTAATGAGTAAAGGTGCAGTAGATCAGATTGGTGCTGATAAATTAATGGAGATGAATGCTGCTGGTGGTGGAACTAATAAACCTAAGCTGATGAAGTTTGCTGGTGGTGGAATGGTACCTGGTATTGATGCTCCAAGTGGAAAGGGTAGAAATGTTGTTGTGATAGGTGGAGGAGGGAAAAAATCCTCATCTCAGATGTCTCCTATGGGAAGTGGTTCAGAAGAGAATCCTTCTTTCTCATCAGTTGATCCTAATAATGTGAATATATCTGTGATCAAATCAATCTATAATATAATGAGTTAAGATGCCAGCAATAACAGGGACAGTATTAATGAATATGGGTAAGCAGTTGCTTAAGAACATGGCGAAGAAAGCCG